CTGAACAAGGTAGATTACACTTATCTTACAAAGGTAAAACTGCGTCTACTACAACTATATTAATTCAAGGTGACATTGACGAAGCACAGTACCACGCGTCTGGTATTAGCTCTGCGTCTGCAGGTAAAACTCACGGTATTAGAGTTAACGATACTGTTATTATAGCAAACTCTCAAGAGGTTGTTAAAGCAGTTGTAACAAGAACTGACTCTGCTGCTGATACAATTACTATTGCACCTTACGGCGCAACTACTATTACTCACGGTACTGGTACTAACGCTGATAAAGACTGTAGAATATTAGTTTACGGTTCTGAATTTGGAAAAGGACAACAGTATGGTTCTGCTGATGGTACTGCTAACAATACTGACTCAAGAGGAGCTAACGAGCCTGCTTTCCAAACTTTTACTAACAAACCAATTATCTTAAAAGATTACTACGAAGTATCAGGATCTGACGCTTCTAGAATTGGTTGGGTTGAAATTTCTACTGAAGGTGGTCAAGGAGGTTACCTATGGTACTTAAAAGCTGAGTCTGACACAAGAGCTAGATTTAATGATTATTTAGAAATGGCTATGTTAGAAGGTATTGATAGCGGAAGCTCAGACAGTACTAACGCTGACGTTTTTGTTGGTAGTAACGGAGATAAAATTGGTACTCAAGGTTTATTTGACGCTATAACAGACAGAGGTAACGTAACTACTGGTGTAACTGGTGTTAACGCTGCTACTGATTTAGCTGAGTTTGACGCAATTTTAGCTGAGTTTGACAAGCAAGGTGCTATTGAAGAGTACATGATGTTTGTTAACAGATCAACTAGCCTAGCTATTGATGATATGTTAGCTTCGATGAACTCTTACGGGGCTGGTGGTACTTCTTATGGAGTATTTAACAACTCTGAAGATATGGCATTAAATTTAGGTTTCTCTGGTTTCAGAAGAGGTTCTTATGACTTCTACAAATCTGACTTTAGATACTTAAATGACTTAGCTACAAGAGGTGGTATCAACGCTATAAACTCTACTGAAGCTATTAGAGGAGTTTTAATTCCTGCTGGTACTTCTTCAGTTTATGACCAAACTGTTGGAGCAAGCATGAAGCGTCCTTTCTTACACGTAAGATATAGAGCTTCACAAACTGATGACCGAAGAATGAAAACTTGGGTTACTGGTTC